TTTATTATATGCTTTAATATAATATATAACTTAATATATTATATTTGACTGATAAATATTTGACTGATAAATATTTGACTGATAAATAACAAAACTAATATAATCCAGTAATATCCAGTGCTTTATTCTTTATATTTGGGTCTTCTTCTTCGGATAGTTTATTCAATATAGTTTTAATATTATCTGGTATCTTCACTTTACAAAACAAATAATAATATGCTTGCAAAAAAGCATCACATAAATCATCTTGTTTATTTGTTTTATTAATTAATTCTAAACTATGCAAATCATCTTTGATTAGTTCTTTACAGAATTTAACGCCTAGTTTTTTAGTTAATATATATATTTCTCTATTCTGTTTAGTCTTTTGTTTTGTCTGTATATCTTCGAGAATGTCTTTGTTGTCTGTTATTTCTGTATTCTCAACATTAATTTTATTTTTTAGTTTCTTCAGTTTATTTGTTGCTGAACTTGATACTTTTAATTTATTGGAAGGACATATGAACTTAACTTGACTTATTTTATTATTTTGTTTATCGGTTATACCTTTCAATATAAAATATGAGAATAATAAAGATGATATGGTTTTCATAGTTGGATTTTTCAAAGTGGGTTGATTTTCTATTAAAACTTCGGCTACTTCCAATAACTCAGGTATAGAATTTAATATACTAAACAATTTACCGGCCAATATATTCATAGGTATCTTATTTGCATTTGATTTACTGATTTTCTTTAAAGAATTCATATTTTGGATATTTTTAATATAAGTCGCCATATGTTGCTTACAATATGTATCAGTTTGATTAACCAAATAATTTAATGCAACTTTATTGCATATTTTATTGTCTTGTGTTTTGTTTTTTATAATATGTACGCATTTACTCGGCTGAATACACGGCTCTTCTTTTATGATACTCGGTTTATAATTACTCGAATGTTTTTTACAATAATATATAATATTATGGTTTTCAGAATAATATAGTGCTTTTTTATTGCATACTTTATTTTTGTCTAGAAACAAACATAGATTGTCAGGTTCTTTGAGATTAATAACATCCCATTTTTTTATTTTAAAATTTAATTCGTCTGTTTTTTCTATCAAACAATAAGCCAAATTCGCAATACCCACATCCCACGATAAATATGTTTGTGCCATTATACTGATATTATTTATTATACTTTATATGATAATATAAAATAATATTATATAATTATACTAAACTAGCGACATAATCTGTCCAATTCATCTTGCCCATTTTATAATTACAAATATCACATATTGGCCGTAAATTATCTAAATTAGTTTCTCCACCATTGGCTTCACTTATTATATGTCCGCAATGAAAACCATTTCTACTAAATTCTATCTTATGATTACACAATGGGCATACACCTATTAGATTATCACCGAAATACTTTCCCCAACACAATATTCGTAAATTGGCTGATATATTAAGTTTCTTATTCTTAAATGTATGTTTTGGTATAGTATTATTTGTAAGAAACTCTACGAAATTATTATTTTTTAAACAATATATACAAGCATTATTGATTGCATATTCTTCTTCTTTATAGAATGAATTATTGTCTTGATTTATATATTCTCGATATTCTATTTTGGAATAATAAAAGTTATTTTTATCTTCTAAATCTTTTACTAAATCGGATATATTATTAAATTTATCTATATATTTCTTATCTGACAATATATCAACGAATTCACTTATTGTATATAGTTTATGTTTAATATTTTTATTAGTTGCGAAATATATCTTTTTATGATTAACCAAATAGTTTTTCAAATCTAAATATATACTTTTAGAAAAGTCAGACAATGACACATATTTTGAATTCTTATACGAATCTTTATTTATTTCGATAAATAAGTTATGCATTTCTTCATCAGATTTAATATTGTAATAGCAAAAATTCAAAGTATCATTTATGTTATTATTATTATATAATATCCTAGACATACTCAATCTATGTTGTCCATCAACTACATATAACTTATTAACATTATTTGCTAGATCATATACGACACCTATAATTATTTTGTTTTTAAATAATAAATAATCTGGGTTTTTCATATAAGATATACACATTTCTTCAACTCTGTTCTCATCTAGATTAGTTTGAAATGGCGGATATAATAACTCATTGTTTTGAAACATAATATCAATTGATTTAAAAGTTAATCTCTTTTCCACGCAATTATGTTTATCATCTACGACACTTATAAGAGTTCCATTTAATTTTTTACTTTCGAACATAACTAAAATATAATATATCTATATCATATTTTGTTTATATATTGTCTATAAATCATTCAATCACTATATCATAATCATATTTGTCTTTCACTTTGCCGGCAATTCTTAATATTTCGACTGGTAAATCATAACTATCTGGTAAAACCATTTTAAGATTTAGCCGTTTCCCATCTAAATATTTTTCGAAAACTAAATGAGGTTTTCCACGAGCCATATGAAACGATATATATTTAGGTATTTTAGGAGCATCTAAATCTTTTTCTTCATCTGGATATATATCATTTTCTAAATCGTCTACTACTTTATTAGCTTGTGCTAATTTTTCTAATAGACTTATTTTATTGGATTTACTAGAAGACCACACTTTTTTATATTTAGGATGTTTTTCTACTCGGAAAAATTCACGCGGTCGTTTTTTATCTTTGTCTAAATATTCATGGCAATAATATACATATTTGCGCATCATATCTTGACTGATACCATCTGGTAAGTCAATCGCATTATGTTTTCTTTCTCGTTTAGTTCCGTCTATAATTCCTTTTGAATTGGCTTCTTGTTCTTTTCTTGTTGCAGTTCTAAGATTTTCTAAAGTATTATTTAATGGATCTCTGTCTATATGATCAACGCTTATATCACTTGTTCCTTTTCCATTTCCATAACAATCTAATATTACTTGATGTATATATAACCCATTGGAACACATTATATATCCATTGCCGTTTTTGAACCATGACAATTTTACTTTATTTGCATTTTCATAATCTGTTATTTTATTATAACTTTCAGGGCATAATTTACATATGGTTTCTTTTTCACAATACATTAATAAATATATTTTTTGGTCTTGTTCGATTTTCCACATAGGATTTTTCATAATTCCTGCATCTTGTCCAGTTCTTAGATAATGGCCTTGAATATAATCCAGTACATTGTATTTTTCGTTAATTATATCATTAAATCTATGCATAATTTTAACATTTGACTTTCTCAAATCACAGGGATTATTATTATTAAATTTATAATTTTGCAATTCTTTAAACCCATACAAAAAGTCTAAGTAATATACTTTTCTAAAATTAATTGTATAAGATGGATATTTGTCGGCACTGGTATAAGTAAATTTATATTTACAATTTAATATTTTATCTTTATCTTCATAATCTAATAAATATATATTCTTGCTGTATTTAATAACTCCACATTCCAATACTCTGTTAGTCAAATATTCTGGCGTATAAGTATTGAGATTTTGAATTGGGTCTGAGTTAGAATTCATAATATCGCTAATTTCTATTTCTGCATTATCCACGTTCATGTTATGGTTATTATTATCAATATGGTTTATATTGTCCATATAATTAATGCTAACAGTATAATTTTCAATTTTTTCGTATTCCGAGTAATTCATTTATAATATATTATAGATGAATTATCTTTAAGTGTTTTATATATAATAATATAATAGAAGAATATAAAACATAAGTGTTAATTTGAATAGGCTAATCCCCCCATACCCGACATAATACGAAGAACGTTATAGCTGAGAGCATAGGTATATAATTTAGCGTTAGACAAATCAATGGCTAATTTGGGCTTGGTGTTAAAAGCAGTTCGGACTTGATCGACCAACTTAATCATAACAGTGGTGTTATCAATACGAGACAAGTTGCATGAACCAGTAGGTTGGTGTTGTTCTGGTTGAAGAGCAAAGCTATAAACATTGACACCATCGGCAGGGGTTCGGGTATGGTGTTGCCAAGGTTGGACATAGTTAAAGTAGCTTCCAAGTCGGGGGTCAAATCGGTCTTGGCCGTTCAATTGGAGACCAGCTTCAGCAACTGGGTTGCCCTTTCCATCTAATCGGAGACCATAGTTGTTGAATTGAATAACGTAAACATCGTAGGGGTTAACACCTTGGAAGGTATTCAATCGGTTATCATTGAGGTTATTGGGAGCAACATTCCAGTCAAGAGGAATAGAAACATCATTGAGAGAAAGATGATGAGTTGCAACGACAGCGACAACGGATCCAGCGGTAGGAGTAAGGGTTACATTAAGAGTGACATTATCGATGTAGTCGGCAAAGTTGAAGCCAGTAGCACCAGTAGCAGAAACAGCGCCACTGTAGATAGGGTATTTGTTCATTTCAAGTCGGAAACCGGCAGCGTTTGCAGTTCCAGCAACGAATACATTGACACGAACCTTGTGGTTTGAGCTAGTGGTAAGAGTAAGAACTGATGCAGATTGGTCGAGCTCTCTGGCACTGAGTTCAACGGCTGCGTTATCGGCATCAGCAGGAACAACTGGAATAGCATCAGCAACAGGAACAACTCGGAACATACCGGCAGCAATATTATCGGCGGCGTATTGAAGAGCATCAGTGTCCCATTTAGCATCATCGTTGGTATAAGCCAAGAAAGGATGACCAGCACCAGCCCCGCCAGAAGATCGTTCATCACCAGCAAAAGTGGAATTCTTAACAACCCAGATAAGTTCCTTGGTAGGATGGTTAAATCCGAGCTTGGATTTGTAGTTAAGATTAGAAGTGTTGGAGTTTCCGGTAAGAGTTTCATTTCCAGTGAATTGAACTTGTTCAATCAAATATTCGTGGCCAACTTGGGCAAATCGTCTTCGTTCGTGGGCGTCAAGGTAAACATAGTCAACGAGAACGGAAGCTTCTTTGATAGAAAGAGCCTTAAATTCAGGAACATACTTTTGGCCGTTTTCAACAGATGCTCGCCAGTTGATGAGCTTATTGACATCAGCGAATTCAAAAAGAACTCGGACTTCGTGGTATTGCAGAGCAATCAAAGGAAGAGCCAATCCACTGTTTCGGTTGAACCAGAATTGAAGGGGGATGTACATAGTATATTGGTCTTTAACATTCATATTGGCATCAGGACCATCGAGGCGAGTGAGAGCATCAACATCACCAATCATAGCACGGTATCCAGCTTCTTGGTTGACATCGTGGGTAAGTTCATACCACAAATCGAGCCAAGTTCCGTATTGCTTATCAATTCGGGAACCTCCGATTTCGATTTCAACACTTTCAATAAGAGCGTGTCCGAGGCGTCGGATCCAAGCGAATTTGGACTTGTTTTCTGGGTTAGACCATCGGACGGAATTGAGGGTAACCATAAGGTACATCTTGGTGCACAAATCACCGTTTCGGACAATGGTAACACTGGTCTTTCGGCCAAAGTCTGGATTACCAGTCAAAGTTTGTTCGATACTCTGCATAGAAAAGTTGGTATGTCGTCGATACACAACTTTAAAGAAAGTAATTTGAGGATTACCAGTAAGGTATACATCTTGAGCACCATATGCGACTAATTGCATTAAACCACCACCCATTTTGTTTGTATAATATGATACTAGAAAATAATTTTTTTATTTTTTACTATATATATTTTATATATATTATAAGACATATCAATAAAATATCAGACTATTTTGCTAGCTTATCTCCTTTTTCAAACTATGGATATTTTAAACTCATATCGCAATAATTTATTAAACATTATTATATAATATAATTAATTGAATTTTTAGGCTTATTATTTAAATTAATGCGTATTTTTAATGCAAAATTACAGAATTAATATTTTGATTGATTTTCTTATAAATTTTTAACTTTATTAAAATTATTTATTTTTTATAACTTAAAAAGTATTTTAATTATGTTTAATATATGACAACATTTAGGTATAAACCTGATAAAATTAAATATTTGTCTAATATAGATACATTGGACACATTACACAGAAAACAGGTATCTGATTTTGAAGGAAGACGAAACAAAATAGAAAACATAACACAAGAGTTAAATAAATTAGAAAATGAATTAATTACAATTGATATAAATTCAGAAAAGAATATATCTATTATTAAAGAAAAATCCATAATAAAAAGCAAAATCATAGATCTCAAACAAGATTTATATGACATTCAAAACAGTGTTTCAGAATTAGATTATTACAGTCAAACGAACGACATATTACTAAATTATTATAATGAAAATATATCAGACAATAATCCAATACAACACAATAGTAATTCATATGAAGAACATAATAATAATAATAATAATAATAATAATAATAATAATAATAATAATAAAGAGCAAAATATAGATAACAATATAGAAAACGAATTAGAAAATAAACAATTAAACTTGAATTATTTAAATTTGATTAGCCAAAAGAAAAGAAAAATAAAAAAAGAAACAAAAAAAAGAGTTAGAACCAATATTTACACACCATCAAGAAGCATATTGGATTTTTTCGATAACGAACATAATATGGATAACTTAGATGGTTTTGATAATATGAATTCAAATAAAGAAATAATAAATGATGACGGTAAAAAAAATATAATAGAAAAAAATATAGTAGAAAATACTTTGAGTAATAAGGCGTCATTATTTGATGATTATATTAATATTGTAGATAGAACACGAATAAATAAAGAAAAAAATAACTTTATTAAAATATGTAATATGTGCAATGTGGAAAAAACTCTTATACAAGCAGAAGGGTTTTATGTGTGTAAAAACTGTGGAGAAATAGAGAATGCAATTATAGAAAGCGAATTACCAAATCATAAAGATTCGCATACAGACAAAATAAGATATCCATATAAAAGACTAAACCATTTATGCGAATGGTTAAATCAGTTTCAAGCAAAAGAAACAATGGAAATACCAGAAGAAGTATATAATAATATTATGGTTGAGTTAAAAAAATTAAAGATAATAAATAGTAATAAAATAACAACACAATTAATAAAACAAATATTAAAAAAACTAAAATATAATCAATATTACGAACATACACCATATATAGTTAGTAAAATAACTAAAAAATCACCTCCTGTATTAAATAGGAATACGGAAGAAAAAATAAAAGTTATGTTTAAACAAATACAAGAACCATTTATTAAACATTGCCCGAGCAATAGAATTAATTTTCTAAGTTATTCTTATGTATTACATAAAATATTTCAGATATTGGAATTAAATGAATACGTTCATTATTTTGATTTATTGAAAAGCAGAGAAAAATTACGCATTCAAGAAGAAATATGGAGAAAAATATGTATAGATTTGAAATGGCCTTTTTATCCGAGTATAAGTATATAATCCAATCTTATCTAATATAATATTATATAATATTATATTATATAATATATGGCAGGGTTTGAATTGTTTTGTATGTTCGCTACTTTTATAGTGGCTGGTGGGATTGCGATAGATTATAGTATGAAATTACAAAGTAAAGAACACACAAAAAAATATTTATATTATGCATATTATTTAATACATATAATAAATCTTATTATAACTTTTGGATTATCCATGCTTATTTCTGAGTACATATCGTCATCTGACCTGATAATTGGGTCTTGTATATTGTTTATTGTATTAAATATAATAGCATATAATATTTTGATATATATAACAAAATAGATATAGTAAAATTATTATTATGTATTATAAAAGTATAATAGTATAATATGGAAAAAACAAATAAGCAATGGCACGATATGGAAGGATTTAAAGTCATAGAAGAAATATTCAAAACAATTGGTAAAACTGTATGGGCATCAAGAAATTTGTTTTTAGCAGATAAAGAGAAATTTATTAATGAAATACAAGAGATTTTTAAAATAGATGAAACTCTACCATATTTTTTTTACTGGAAAATATTCGGTGTCATAGTAGGATTTATCATATCTATAATATTAATATGGGAACTTGCTAAAAAAATCATACGAGCCATAATTAAATATTATAAGAAAGAAAAACAAAATACTGAAAATCAAGATACTGAAAATCAAGATACTGAAAATACTTAATTATTATAAACTTATATAAAACACATAAACGAATATTATATAAAATATATTATATAAATATGTCCAATACTACTAAATTAGATCAATTAACAGAAGACCCAAGTATTCCACAACAACAATGGGTTTGTGTATCTTTTATATCACCCGAGACACTTAAGAATTGCAATTTCAGAGGCATTAAAATCCGTGGTGTATATAATACCAAAGAAGAAGCCAGTAAAAGAGCTGAATTTTTACAGAAGATTGATCCACATTTTAATATTTATGTTGGTGAAGTTGGAAAATGGCTTGGTTGGGATCCAGATCCTAATACCATTGATGACCAAGTATATAGGGAACAAAAGTTGCAAGAAATTATGAATAATTATAATAAGAATAGAGAAAAGGCGACTGAATTACAAGAAGAAAGAAAAAGAAATATTCAGGAAGAAACCCAGAGAATGGAAGCCAGAAAGAAAGCAACCATTGAAGAAATTGATAGACCTGAAATCAAAGATAGCGAGCATAATACAATTGATTATATGGGTACAAGCGAACAACCTGATACACCGGTTGACAGTGCATCGACCAATGATAATACTCTAACGGTTGAGAAAGCACGACTGAATGAGAAAGAAGAAATATTAAAGAAATCGGAAAATAAAGTTAAATCTTTAGACCAAAAACTCAATGAATTACAAATCCATTATAAGAAACTAATGGAACAAAAAAAACATTAATTAAAAATTTTATTTTATAAGTATAATATATTATGTGTCATAGTATATTATGGATTTGTTTAATAATAAGCATTATAATGATGTTCGTAGATTATATTATGAGTATGGAACAGAATATAAAGTCAATAAAAGACATAACAGATAATTTTAATACGAATAATTCTGCCGATACAGACGCAAATGCATCAAATAAAAAAATATCATTGGAAGATATACAACGAGAACAGCCATTTGTGTCGGAAATATTTAAAGATATGTTTGTGAAACCAGATACATGGAATTATAGTTTAGTCAGTTATGAAGATAGACATACTGAACCACCGAATAAGTATAATATAAGTCAAATATAATATATATAATTAATATAATTAATATAATTAATATTTTTAATATTTCCGAAAGTTTTTATTGTTATTATTCTTATTATTATTTTTACTTTCTTCGTTGTTGACTTTTTCTATTTTAAGACTATTTTTGTCTTTTTTTTTCTTACTACAATAATCATTCATATCAAATGCTTTATGTTTGGTTCGCCATTCTGGGTCATAGTTATTTTCGTGAAACTTATTAAATTGTCTGCATCCTAATTCTATATTATTTTCTACTATATATGGTGCACGATACCAATATACTTTTTCTAAGAAAGTCGATCGAGCACCTCTATTAGTGATAACCATACAGCCAAAATCATTAGTTAATTGAGCGAATGTTTGTCTAAAAGAATTAAAATCAGGGAACATACCAGCATAATGATCGTAAATTCTTTTTAAATTAGAAACAAAATCCTCGGCTAATAAAAATATATAATCAAAATTTCCGCGTAATTCTGGAGTTATACCTAATGGGTATTGCATTGTTAATATATACATTATTTCATAGTGACGGCCATTAAATAAAAGTTCAGTAATTGGTTGGTCTTTCATCCATGTTCCGCGCTTACTTAAACAATCGTCCATAACAATAAATGCACGCGAATCAATATGCTTATTCTTTTTTTTCTTGTCAATCATCATACTTTGCCGATATAATAATTTTTCTATAATATCGCTTCTATAATCATAATGTATATAAGCATCCGGAAAGAATTTTCCATAAAAACAATTCATACGGTCAGTAGGAGCAATAATTAATCCAGCAGGTATATATTTAAAATGATTTAATATTGCCTTACAAACAACACTTTTACCAGACCCTCGTTTAGCAATCATAACAATAGATGGATTTGAACACATCATATCCAAATTAAATTCATTGATTGGAAGTTTATCGGTTCCGTTTAAATTAACATCTTTGGTTGTCATAGTTTAATCTTATTATATAATAATTATAATAAAATAGTTATTATATAAACAAAATATATTATTTGTTTTTCTATATTTAAAAAGTTTCAAAAAAGCATGGTGGTAAGACTAATCTGTCTGGAATTCGCAAATGTTTTGATACTTTATATGTTTCTATATCTGATAAATGTTTTATATCTTCATAGTCGATTTCTGGCTGGTCGCATATAATATTACTAATTTCACTCTGACATGGTTCTTCGTCTAAATAACAATAGGTCAATATAGCAGTGATAATTGCTAATGTAATGGGAATAAATAATTCATCGTCATTTTCATCTAATATTATATTTTGTGATTTGCGTTTGTCTGCTTCTTGTTGATTATCCCACCGTATATATAAATAAGCAATTATGCCAACAATTAATCCCAATATTATTGGATTTTTTAAAATATTATCTAACATTGTATAATATATTATACATATATTATTATATTTAATAATTTATATTTATATATTATCTTATTTATATTTATTCTAAATTAATTCCTTTATTATATGTTTTTATAGCGTCTTTTAGTAAATATTTATTACCACCACGAATTGCTTTAGGACTTGTAATAACATTTAATTTTGGACTTGCCATTCCAGTTATTGGTTTCGGTTCAGTTTTAGGATTTTTTCCAAATACACTGGTATTATTTACTTCTGGTTTAGAGTTTGGGTTTGTGTTTGGGTTTTGTGTTTGGTTTGGGTTTTGGTTTTGGTCTTGTAATGAACCATTTGCTTTATTTGGATTATCCAAGTTTTTTAATTGGTCGTTTAATAAGTTTAATTGTTTGGTATTGGATTGTATATTATTATCGTTGTTGCCAGTGTTGTTGCCAGTGTTTCCGCCAACGGTTCCAACTCCATCTCCCACGACTATTTTATCTATATTATTACTGAGTTCTTTTATTTTATTGGATATTTCAATATTATCTTCACTTTCAATTATACGATTTACTTGGTTGTTTCCATAAATTCCTGAATTTTGTTGTTTGAGTTTTTCTTTAATTTCGCTATAACTTGGTGTCTTTTTAACATAATCATTTTCTAAATACTCTTGTAAAATATTTTTCATTGGTAGCATTTTATGAATTGCGCTTTTGATGCCTTTCTCAATATATACCAATGCCTGTTGTTGATTATTCTTTTGTTCGACTTGTGAAAATCCATGCCAAAATAATTCAGGATAATTATGAAATATCTTGGCGCATTCTATATAACATTTATGAATGAATAAATTAACATCTATTTTGTCATATGCTTTATCTTCTATTAATTTACATGTTTTTTCGTCTTCGCTATAAGTCAATAAAATGATATGACTTTTAAAAACACTTTTAACTAAATCATCAAACCAATCTCCACATTTGCTATTTTCTTTTATTCTAATTGTTTCTTGTTCTATATTGTTATTATTGATGTTTTTTATTCCGCGTAATAAAGTCTGGAATATTTTAATTACGCCGGGGTTTTGAAGAGAAGTATTTGACTTCATATTTTCAATAAAAGTTTTTTCTTGTTCTTGTGATTTGTCATATATCTTTTTAATTCCGTCATATATTAATGGAGATAATATACTGATTAAACAGGTTAAATATTCTTGTTTTATATCAACTATATTTTTATAAAAGTAAGACATAATATTATTTATATAATTATAAGTAATATTATTTATTATATTATTTATATGTATTTTATTTAATTAGTATATTTAATTAGTATATTAAATTATTATGAAGAAAATAGTGTAATGCATTGTTGTCCGAATCTAGTATATTTGCAGAATGCACTAAAAAGCAATAATGAAATAACAGTTCCCACAAATGTTGCTACAAATACAGATACTTCTCGCATTGTGTTCCATCTACCACCATTATATACATTTGTTCCATATGTTATAGCAGTTACAACAACAGCATATACT